TTTAAGAGTTACTATGGAAGGTGCTACTCCTGGCGCTTCTGCTGGAGCAGCTGCTCCTGCAAACGGTGCCGGGCTTAACACAGTAGAGGCTCAGAAAAAAGCAGCAGAAGCTTCTCAAGGTTTTGGAGATAAGTTAAAACAATTGGGAGTTAACTTTCAAACAGTTGGGGCTGTCGCTATAGGCACCTTCGGTGCTGTATTAGCAGCAACAGGTAACTGGAAAAAGGCATTCTTGGCTACTATCTTAACCACTTTCTCTACTATGATAACTCAGATAATAATGAAGTCTGGAATGGCGGGTGTAGGATCTGCGTTTAGCGGAGCTTTTAGCGGTTTAGGCAGTGGTATATATAGTTTTTTCACAGGTAATAGCTCTCCGGGAGTTATGGCTTCTGCTTCTGGACCATTATATTCCTCTATAGGAGGGTCTGTACCTGTTAAGCAAATGGCCGCTGGCGGATATGCAGGTCTAAGAGACCGAGTTCCCGCACTCTTAGAACCGGGTGAATTTGTAATTCGTCGTCCAGCCGCTATGGCCATTGGAGGACAAACCCTTAATCAGATGAATGCAACTGGACAAACTGGTCCTGGAAATGTTACAGTAAATATGAGTAATCAAGGAACACCTCAAGAGGTTATGGGAACTCCAAAGGTATCTATGAATGGTAGAGATATGATTGTTGATATAGTGGTTAGAGATATTCAAAATAATGGTCCAATTCGTAAGACCTTAAGAGGTGGTATGTAATGGTAGCCTTATATCCTAGCGGTGCAAACGTATCGCCTGATAACTATTCTGTAATAAGTTCTATAACCTATTCTTCTACAGGCGCTACTACTAGTTTTAACATAGGTAGTCATGTCGACTCTTCTGCTGAAGTAGCTGCAATTGTAGATGGTACAGTTCAATCTTATAAGAGTTATACCCTATCTAATAACGGAGGCACGGTAAATTTTATAGTTGCTCCTAGTGCTACTAGTCTAGTGATTAAAACTTTATCTGTTCCTGCATTTTTACGAGTAGTTAAAGAGAGCACTCAGATTTCGGCTCAGTTTTACAGTAATTCTACAACTACCTCTTATAATGGCAATAACTACATAATAAATGGTTCTCAAACCAACTGGGCCTTAACAGCAGTTCCTACAGACACTAATCAAATATTAGTAACAGTAGATGGAGTTGTGCAGAGTTCCAGTGCATACACATTTCCAAGTTCTACGCTAGGAGTATATGGCATAGATATATCGCCTGCACTTGCTTCTAATGTAGCTAATTTAGATCTCAGAGTGTTTAGCGGATCGAGTACTCAGGTTGAGCGTTTTACTACTATGACAGATAAAAAGCCCGATCGAGGCTATACTTTTGATAAACAGTTTGATGTTTTAACATTTGAGAGTCAGGCTGGTTATGAGACACGTAGATTGCGCAGCAGACGTCCTCGTCGTAACTATAGTTTAAACTATACTAATGTTACTGGACTACATAAGATAGCCATAGATAATTTTTATAACGCTCGTAGTGGAACTTTTGAAACTTTTATTTTCGATCTCGCTCATATAAGCGAAACAGGCACTGTGACTGTTAGATTTGATGGTCCTATTCAAACCACTCACGTAGCTAGTTCTGGCACTCAACCTTCTCAAAATATCTATACTATTAGTATGAAATTAAAAGAGGTATTTGGTTAATGACTTCTAGAAACTACGACTACATTTTAAAAGTAGACTCTACTACAGGGTTTACCGCTGGTAATACCCTAATTGGAGTTACGTCTTTAACTCAAGCTCTAATAGCTAACGTAGATGTAGCTACTAGTAATATTAAAGTTAAACTATCTAACACTATAGCTGAGTTTCATGTCGGAGAACAAGTTAAAAGTAATCACATAATAAAATCTACGTCTTCTAATGTTCACGATATAGCTAATACTATTAGTACTTATGTAGAGGCCACGCTTGGAACCGCTACTATAAGCGCTATAAATACTAGTAAATTCATTAGTGCAAAAAATGCTTTTGAACAAAAACCACTAGTCAGACTATTTACTCTCTATTACCCAGGAGAGTGGTATCCCTTTAATAGCAACGGTAACCCAAGTGGTGAGGGATATGGCTTTCCTTGGCCTTATAATTTTCCTTTTAGATTTGCAGAAATACGCGGAGATTATATCTCTGACATAAATTATAGAGTATATATGGGAGGACAGGAATATATACCTTATCCAATTAATAGTGGTGTTTTGAACACTGATTCTTCTGGTAAAATTAACGAGCTCTCTATTACCGTATCTAACTTTGATAATCTTGTAGGTAGTTTAGTAGAAAATGCATTTTTAGTTGGTAATAATAGTACAGGTGCGGTAGCAGCTACCGTTAACGGTCAACTCGTAAATAATATAGATCCGAGAACTGTTCCTGGACATGCTCAATACGATCAAGGTGTAGTCGACGCTAGGGGTGGATATAATGTAGCTTTTGATTATGATTCAACTCAAGCTGTAGGCGGGACTTGGGATAGACTTAAAGAAGATACCAGAGATCTTTTAGGCGGTGTGGTAGAGATAAGATCTACTTTTGCAAATTTTTTAGACGTGTGGCCCGAATATAGCACTGTATTAGCTGCTATAGATGGAACATCTATTACAACTACTGGTAATCTAATACCCATGACTACTACGATGCCTTATCGAGTAGGCGATGTTATTACAAATAACGTAAACTGTCACTTTCGTTATGAAGTAGTAGCTATAAATCATCCTTTTCTTATGTGTAATGTTGATATAAGTGCTAATTTCACAGCTGGATCAGATGTATTCATTGTTAATCAAGAAAAAGATTCTGAAAATTATATGTTAGATACTTTTAAAATAGATAGTCTTAATGAACTAACAGAGCAGACGGCTACTTTTTCGCTTGCTAGCTGGTTACAGTATTTTAAGCTCCAATTACCTCGTCGTAAATTTTATAAGAATACTTGTCCTTGGGTTTATACAGGATCGGAGTGTCAATATCCAGTAAGTGGAACCGGTCTCATACCTGGTTCTAATACTTTTTTAGCTAACGGTGTATTACTAGCAGATGGTGCCAGTGCTAATGGTTTTTTTAATGTTAAAAATGAAACTGTTGCCACAAAAGCACAAGATGTTTGTGCTAAAAACCTACAAGCGTGTGAACTAAGACGCAATCAGTTTCACTTTGGTGGATTTCCTGGCACAGGAGGAACCTTACCTAGATAATGGAATGGTATCAGTACTTAAAGTTACCACATGAAGAGTATAACTGCTTAACCTTAATTGAAAAGATATGCTTAGATCAAGGTTTTAAAATACAAGGTTTAGATGATATGCTTCAGTATCATTTTAAATACAACTGGGGAACCTATGTATCGTATGAACAGATAGATCACTTCATAAAAATAAATAATGGTAAACTAGTAACTTTACAAGATGTAAAAGAGTTTGATATTATTTTATTTAATCTTAGAGAGACTAGACCTCAACATTTTGGTGTTTATATAGGGTTAAATAAATTTATACATCATAGAAAATATTTCAAGATAGATGAATTAGAAGATTCTTGGAGAAATAGAATAAAATACATAATTAGATGGAAAAATATTTAAAATACGAAGGGTTTCCTTACCTTCACCTAGGGGACGACCCCACTACAGGTATAGATTGTTTTAACCTAGTTAGATTAGTGTACAAACAAGAACTAGGTATAGAGATAAAGTTAAAAACCTCTGACTTTTGTACCATTAAAGATGAACAGTGGTATTATCAAACCAACTGTCCTTTATTTAGTCAAGCAAACGCTGAAAGAACAGGATTTAAACAGGTTAAAACTACAAAAGAATTTGATTTAATTTTTATGTCTTTAGGCACAACAAATGTAACTAACCATTGTGCTTTATATGTAGGCGCGGATAAGATACTACAAACTATGATAGGTAATAATAGCTGGATTACTTTGTATGGAAGATATTATAAACAATATACAGTAGGAATATATAGATGGCATCAATTTTAGATAGCTTAAAAAATCAGATGACTATTCATTTTATTAATGAATATCCTAAAGAGGCTTGCGGTATAATTACTCGCGATTGGCAGTATATTCCTTGTAAAAATATTAGCTCTACTCCTAAAACTAATTTTATACTAGATCCTGTAAGTCTTTTAGAATACGAAGATAATACCTGGGGGGTAGTGCATTCTCACCCGGGTAGTGACAACCCCATCCCAAGCGAAGAAGATATGGCTAGCACAGTCTTTGACTGTTATAAGTTTATTGTAGGCTTTAATAACCGTTTTTATATCTACTGGTATAACAAAACTGGTAACGTACTTATGTATGAAGAGCTAGAAGAACGTCATCTTGAGTAGTGTAACAGTAGTTTTTCACAATAGTTTTTTATCTTATACTGGAGGTGTTAAAAAAATAGAGATGACGCCTGATACAGTTTATTTTTTATTTTTAAACTGTTTAAATCTTTTTCCAGATCTAGAAAAGTTTTCTAAGAAAGCGATGTTTAGTAAATTAGAAGAAATAGCTATTGTAAAAAATAAAAAACATCTTTCTCAAGAAGAATTTCTTTTTAAAGCAAAAGAAGGAGAGACATACTATCTTGTACCTATTTTCAAAGGAGCAGGAGTAGAGGTAGCCGTAGGTTTTGCGATAGGTTTTGCTTTTAGTTTTGCCTCTTCTATGTTACAAGGCGCTAGCTTTGGGCAAGCCCTACTACGAGGATTTATTGGTGGTGCTGCTGGAGCATTAGGTGCTTATGGATTTTCATATTTTGCTACCCCAGCAACAACAGTAGGGGTATCTAGTACTTTTGCAGGAGCTGCTGAAGGATTAGTAATTAGTGCCGGAGGGCCTACTATAGGATCTTATGCTGCCGCAGGTTTAGCCAGTGCAGTTGGCAGTATTTTACAAAATACTTTAGTACCAATTAAGCCTAAATCACAAACCGTAGACTCTGCAGATTCTGGAGACAGACCTGGTAACGATGCTTTCGATGCACAAATTAATACTGTAGCATCAAATCAATTAATACCTCTTAACTATGGTTTGTTAAGGTTAGGAGGACAAATTATTAGTGCAGATGTTGATACTATAAATCACGGTAAAGATGAACAGATAAAAGTAGTTGATCATGTATAAAGTGAAAATTCATAAATTATTGTTAGAAAAACATCAGGCTGCTGAACTAGAAGTAGATATAAAACGAGTTTCAGAGTTACTATCTTTTTTAGATGTTTTCTATCCAACTATAGATAAAAATGGTGTATTACTTTTAAATAGTTCAAAAAATAAATTTCCCGATAGTTGGATGTATAAAGATGAGATACCTGAATCTGAAATAGTTTGTTATGTTGTACCATTGATTTGTGGTAATGCGGAAATAACTGCAGCCGCTATAGGTAATATGTTATTAAAAGCAGTAGTAGCCACTGTTATTAATCTTGCATTAGGTGCAGTAATTAGTGCAATCATGCCTAAACCTAAAAACAACTCTAATACAGGTATAAACGATCAAGATAGAAATAATAATGATTCTTTCGATGGTATAATAAATACAATTGACAGTGGTAATTCTATACCTTTAAACTATGGTATGTTAAGAATAGGTGGACAGATTATTAGTGCAGATGTTGATACTATAAATCATGGAAAAGATGAGCAGATAAAAGTAATTGATAATGTATAAATCTTATTATATCATCAACGGAAAAGCAGTTCCTTTAATACAAGGAGGTAAGGGAGGATGCTTTGCAGCCGGTACATTAATAGATGTACCAGGCGGCGTTAAAGCTATTGAGTTGGTACAGGTAGGCGATCTAGTAACTAGTTTTAACGAACATGGTCTTATTACTCAGAATAGAGTTACGCACATATTTGAGCATGAAGATGATGAGATACTAGAGGTTAAATATTGGAACGGTAGTTTTGATATAACACCTAATCATTGGGTTCTTAATGAGTATATGGCTTTTACAGCCATAGGTAACCTTAAAGTAGACGATGTTCTAGTTGATAGACTTGGTTATTTTAGACCTATTTTAGCTGTTAACAAAAAACCTAATGCTAGAGTATATAACTTAACGGTTGAAAACAATCATACTTACATATCTAATGGTATAAGAGTTCATAACAAAGGAGGAAGAAAGAGCGCTGCTGCTCCTGCTACAGAAGCACCTAACTCTTTATTTTCCACTGATTTACTTTTTTGTACTTTTGCTTTTGGAGAAGGCCCCCTATATAGAATTAATCCTAACGGACCTCAAGATATAGAATTTAATGAGTCTAGTATAGATGATTTAGTTAAGTTAGATGGTGATGGCACTCTTAATACTGATCTATTTTTTACAACATCCTCTACAGGAGCCGTTACAGGAAAAGGAGTGCCTTCAGCTACTCGTTTTGCAGGAAAAACTGTAACTCCTCAAGGATTCAACTCTCCAGTTTCTCTTAAAAAAGGTAACTTAACTAGTATACCTGCTGTAACAGTTATACAAAACACCAGTCAAAATTCGTGGGATGCTCTTGACTTTAATTTTTTAATATCAGGTCTTCAAAAAATGGATAGTCAGGGTAATGTTTTTGGCTTTTCAGTGGGCATAAAAATAACTCTTTTTGAGCACACAGGAACTACTATTTTAAAAAACAAAGATGGTGAAGAGATAATAGTAGAAAAAACAATTGAAGGTAGAACTAATACTAACTTTAAATTTAACGTTAATATAATTATACCAGATAACGCTAAGAGCTCTAATGGGTATAAATATAAAATAGAAAAAACCACTGACGATTCAGATAGCTCTAAAATAGCGGACGCTATATCTTTTGTAGGATGGGATGAAATAAAAAACTCTAAACAACTGTATCCTAGAACAGCTCTTTTAGGAGTTGCTCTCAGATCTGGAGCAGAATACTCAGGTAGTATACCTACAATTACTTCTTTAATTAAAGGTCTTATTATTAAGGTTCCTAGTAATTATAATCAACCTGTGTTAAGCACGGGAGAAATAGATTGGAGAGAGTTAGAAACTCCTACTTCTGGACCCAATAGTTACACAACTTGCGGGTATAATCTTGAAACCCAAGGTGTTGGAGTTAGTAGTGTAACTCTAGGAGATAGTAACGACTCAACAGGTTACACAACGGGAGATTCAGTAACTTTTTCTGCTCCTCAAATTTTAGGAGGAGTAACAGCTACCGGCACCGTAGTTGCTACGGATGGTAAAATAACTTCTGTTACAATTACTAATTCAGGTTCTGGTTATTTATCGACGCCGACAATAACAGCATCTACAGGCATCCTTAACAACCTTACTCTAACAGCAGTGTTAGCAGCAAAGTCATTACTAACTGATATTAATCCTATTATCTATAAAGGTGCATGGGATGGAACTTTTGTATATAAGTGGACTCAAAACCCTGTTTGGGTATTATATGATTTACTAACTAATCAATCTTATGGTTTGGGTATACCAGAAGATAATATAGATAAATTTAAATTTTTTAAAGTAGCACAGTACTGTGATGCAGTAGATCCAAAAACAGGTAAATTTGATGGTGTATCTGGTTTTGCAGATGGAACTTTTAGACATAAACCAAGGGGTAAATTCACAAGCGTTAGACAAAATCAAATAGGATTAGACCTAGGAACTGCTATAGTTGAACGTAGATTTGTTTGTAACATTTCTATAAATACACAAAAACAAGTTATGGATATAATTAATCAAGTATCTGCTCTTTTTAGAGGTATTTTATTTTATAATGGTGGAAAAATATCCATTAACGTAGATATGCCCGATGAAATACCTGTAGCAATTTATAATGAAACTAATATATTAAAAGAATCTTTAATCATTAGCGGTATAAAAGAATCAGAACTATTAACCGGCGTAGAAGTTTCATATTTAGAGCCTAGAAATCACTCTAGAAGAGAACTTGTTCGATTAGACGACCCTAAAGCTATCTCAGATTTTAATTCTATTGAAAATGTTAAATCAATCGATTTACCTGGATGCGACCGTAGAAGCCAAGCTCTTAGATTTGCTCAATATTTATTAGCCTCTAGTAAATACATCAGAAGAAAAGCAATTTTCAAAACTCCAGCAGAGGGTATGACTTCTACTATCGGAGATATTATAGCCATCTCTCAAAAAATAGGTGGTATATCTTGGGGTTATGGCGGTCGCGTGTTTGCAAACTCAAGTGTAGCGTCAACTAATGTAATATTAGAACATTTTACAAGCCCTGCAATAACTGCGGCTGATATTCAGGGTAATACCTTACCTATAGCTCTTAGAGTTATCAATAGAGAAACCGATAGGGTAGAACTATATATTTGTCAAAATACTTTTAGTTCAGTATCAAGTTCTAATGTAAACGCTGGTATTGACATTGTAGAATTAACTGTACAAAAAATTTATAAGCCTCAAACTAAAAGTTTTGCCAATATAGGTAATTTTAGCGCTAATCTTGTACCTGTAAAAGGAGACATCTGGTCGTTAGGAGAAGTAAATCCAACAAATTTCTATATCAATACTAACGATAAATTATTTAAAATTATAAATGTTGAAAGAGATACCGATGAAGTAGTAACTATTACAGCTTCTGAATATATATCTAATGTATATGTAGACTCAGACAGTCTCATCAGTTATGTACCAGTAAAATATACAGATACAGCTAATCCTTTAGTTCCTCCTCCAGCACCTGTGCTTAATATAGTGCCTAGACCAATAAAACAGCTAGACGGTTCTGTTGAGTATGATTTAGAAATATATACGGCTACAGATACTACCGGATATCCAATTGCAATTAGCACTGAACTTCAGATTTCAAGACCTTCTGAGATAATAACTATACAAGGCATAACATAATGGCATTCAAAACAATAAAAGTAGATAGCACAGCTAATATTACTAACGGTATGGGCGTAGCCATAGTAGGTAAAAATGGTTTTAATACTGTTTTAGGATCTATACCTGTTTTATGTAACGCTGTTTCTAAAACGGATGTTACTGGTGATAAGACTATTAAGGACGGTAATTTACAGCTTACTCTAGAGGGTTTTTCAGGACTATTTGATCTTAACTTTTTTAAACATGTTTTAGAAGTTAATGACGATCCTGCGGTGTTTGGAGGATTAAAAGGTATTGATCACATAGGTATACCTATAAATGAAAAATCAGGTACAGGCGCTGAAATAGGACATGTAGGACATAATCCTATCATTACTCAAATCAGCGCCCCTGTTCAAAGTTTTGACTTAGCAACTAATACACTTAAAGTAAATAATAGTGTTAGTGCAAATAATCCTAACACATTTTTGCTTGATGCTCTACCGTCAACACCTTTCTATATAAAAATTAGTCAATTATTAGATCAAACAAATTTTGCTAATAACAGTGTATATGTAGAGGGATTAAGAGAAACTTTTACAAAAACTTTTAATACATCTGTTACAAATCAATTTGGTTTTAGTAATGTAAATATAAATATTACGCCTAGATATAAAACAGCTATTTCTGTTTACATAGACAATGAAGAACAACAACAAGCTATTTTTACTTGGGATTTTAAATCTAATGTGAATGTTCAGGTTGCGACAGGCAAAGTTTTAACTATTAGAACAGATCACTATACAGTGCCTGTTATAGAACCTGGAGATAACATATCTCTGTTTTCTAGTAACGTCTACGCTATATCAGAAACTAGTTATAACCCTGGTAGCCCTAGTTATAACGCTGCATTAACAGCTAATAGTTTATACAGAGTTAAATTTGCCTCTACTTTAACTGCTAACTTATCTGGAGATACAGGTGTAAACATTACTCCTGATACTCAAGGAACTGTGGGTAACCTTAATTCTAGCACAAAAACTTTTACAGTAGATTATGATCAGACTATATTTCCCGGTGTATATGATCTAGCTAATTATAAAATATATGACATAAGTTTAAGTAGAGATTTTGAAAGTTTAGAACTCACTAAGGAAGGGAAAATAAAAAATATTCCTATAGGTAATTATGTAGTTAGAGCTAGAAATACTAACTCTTTTAATAGAAAAAGTCCTTTTTCTACTAAACGTGTGCTTATTAAAAGCATACCTATAGGCAGAGTAGTAGATTTAAACATATCAGAAGAGCTATATAAAGATAAACAAGTAGGAGTGGCTGTTAGAGCTACTGTTTCTTTTACTCCCATTATAAATCAATCTGTAACAGAATACGAGGTATCTTATAAAATAGTTAATAATTCAACAAGTGTAGATCTACTTAGTTTTACAACTGTCAAAGTACCTGCCAGTGGTATAGCAGAAGATGGTAAAATACATTTTAAAATAGATAATATAGAAAGAGGTGGTGCGCCAGCAGCTCATAAACTACATGTAAGAGTAACTCCTTTAAACAACGATATAAGAGGAATAACTTCTGAAACAACTAAAGATATAGTAGGTAAAACAGCTAAACCATCTGGGGTTACTAGATTTGCGGTTAGTCAACTTGCAGATCAATTGTTATTTAGTTGGACAGTGCCCAGAGACGCAAACGGTGATCCACTTGAAATAGATCTCTATCAGTTTACTATCAAGCAACTTGCAGGTGCCTATTCATCCGTTAGTGAATCTGACTGGGATTCTTCTACAGAGATAGGATCAGCTTTTGCTAATGTCAGTTTTTTAAGTTCTCCGGTTAGAGAGTACGGTACATTTACTTATTTGATAAGAACTAAAGACACAACATCTAATCAATGTGAGCCCGATCAGATAGAGGCCTATACTATAACCACTATAAGACCTCCTAATCTACAAACTTTTAGAGCCTTTAGTGAAGATGATCCTGGCGCTAATGACTATATCTCTGGAAGCACTAATAATAACTTTTTTGAAGCACATTATCCAAGTTTTGCTAATTCAGCTCATGGAGGTATTGCAGGAGCAGGTAGAAACATAGTAGATAATTCTAATGGCACTTCTATAGGATTTAGTGTAGCCTCTGGAGCTACAGATTTAAAAGCCACAAGTAATGCTACTTATTTTACACAAATTAGAGATTTAGGAGAACTCGTAACAGCCAGATTAATATCTACTGTTAACTTAGTTCAGATTATTACTACTACTTATAATGACTTTAAAGAAAATTTACACGTAGGTGTGTCAGACGTATCTGCGTCACCAGGAACTTTCAATGATACTGATATCGGATTAATTTTATCTTCTAATAGTGCTGTTTATGATTCCAATAATAAAACATTGACAAGTGGCGGATCTACTGGTAACGTATATGCAATATGGAATTATGGTCAGTATGCACCCTCGGCAGGAATACCTGCCGGTGATGTCTCAAATTCCAACAGCTATGCTTTAATAGCTGGAGTATTAGACGATGATCAGATAGTTTTAGGAAACACTTATTTTGCTAATGGAGCGCTTACCGGGTCGAACACTTTAGCTAATTTAACTAGTGGTATTTCTTATGCTTTGGTTAACTTAGGTCAGTTTAGCGATAAATCTACTGTTACATACTCAGGTCCTTCGGGGTCATTAAGTTTTAACGTAGACTTTAGATATTCTACTTCTAGTAATGTGTACTACTCAAGTAATAATCAAGTTAATACCAATGCTTTTGTAGGTTATGAAACAAATGAGGGATTTATACCTATAGCAGAGTCAGATATTTCATTTAGACATTTTCAACTTAGATTAAGTGTAATTAATAGTAAACCGGATCAAGTATCTGCTATATTAGATAAATTTAGGTACGCTGTTAACCTAACTAGAAAAATTTTCTCGACTAGTAATACTGTTAATAGCAGTAATGTTAAAATAGATTACAGTTCTGCAGGGTTTTCAATTGATCCAAACATTTCTGTTACACAGGCTTCGGGCTTAACCCCGGTAGTAGCCATAGTAAATTCTAGAAATACAAATAACTGTCATATATCTCTATTCGACTCTGCAACAGGAGTTTCTGTTACAGGCGTAAAAATAGATATCATAGCAAACGGAGCTTAATTTATGCCAACTTCAAATATTTTTTCAACTCCATCTGCGTCTCAGAGCATAGGATTAGGTAGAATTCAAGTTAATGAATCTCTGTTTGCTTTATTACAAAATTTTTATAGCCTTGCCAAACCTACAACTACTAATATTACCTATGAAAACGATGCTACTGCTCTTCCAAACGGCATGTTGTACGTTGATGCTAACAACGGTGTTCTATATAAAGTAGATGGTACACATTCCAAAAATGCAGTAGTCGGACAGAATCTATCTAGGTACGGAATAGCTTATCGTATAGAAAAAGATCTAGTTCATGCAGCGGGTAATGTAATAAATCAATACGAAATAGGAGAATTATTTAGTACTACTTTTACCGGTGCTCCAGCATCAAACGCTAGACTCTATATGAAGTTTTCGAATAGTAGTCCTTTTATAGTAGATGTTGGTATACCTCCTACTAATTCCGTTGATTCAACTATCCTGCAAGATTCCGCTGTAACAGATGCTAAACTAGCTAGCGGTGGTAAAATAAAATTTAATACAACAGGTTTCACAACAATTGGTAACAGTACCCTAAACAGTAATCATCACCTTGTAGTATATAATAATGTTAATACTGCTTATGCCAACGTATCTAATCAAACTTTAACAGATGCATCTACTATTACTTGGGATCTGTTTCTTGGTCAAGTTGCCACAGTTACTATCGCAGGAAATAGAACTTTTGGAGCACCACAAAATATGAGAGTAGGAACTTATATTCTTCACGTCATACAAGACGGTACCGGTAGTAGAACAATCACATGGAATAGTGCTTATAAATTTCCTGCAGGTGTAGCACCAACACTAACTAGTACTGCTAGTGCCAGAGACGTATTTTCATTTATATCAGACGGTACTAATATGTATGGCAATATGTTGCCAGATGTTAAATAAGGAGACTCTATGGCATTAACTAAAATAACTAGTACCGTAATTGGAGCTAATGTTATAGGTGAGTCTCAAATTGCTAATAATGCAATTGTACAGAGACATATAAACAGTTCTATAGTTATATTAGGAAATGAAGCTAATCTTTATAATACTTTTATTACTCTTAGTGCAAACGATTTTAATACTCTTGAAGCTGCTCAGGCAAACGATTTTAATACTCTTGAAGCTGCTCAGGCAAACGATTTTAATACGAGAGCATCTATTAGAAATGAATTTAGGGCTAATGATTTTAATTCTTTTGCTAATGCTCTAGCTAACGATTTTGGAACTTTTAGTAATGTTGAAGCTAATATTTATAATACTTTTCTTGCTTTTAGTGCAAACGATTTTAATACGCTACTTAGCGCCCAGAGCAATGACGGCGCTACACTCGCCACTGCACGTGGCAATGACCACTCAACGCTGCTTAGCGCTCAGAGCAATGACGGCGTTACGCTTGCCACTGCACGTGACAATGACCACTCAACGCTACTTAGCGCTCAGAGTAATGATGGCGCTACACTCGCCACTGCACGTGGCAATGACCACTTAACGCTACTTAGCGCTCAATCAAATGACGGCGCTACACTACTTAGCGCTAGGGCAAACGATTTTGATACATACACTGCAATAACTGCTGACGCAAGTAAAACTTTTACAAGTAATAAAACTTTTGATAGAGACGTTATAATAACAGGTAATCTATTTATATTAGGAGATAGTGTAACCGCTAATGTCTCTAATATAGTTACAGAAGATAAAACCCTAGTAGTAAACTTTAACAGCTCCGATGCTTTAGCTGAAGGCGCTGGTATTCAAATAGCGGGTACTAGTAATCAACTATTAGCTAATATAATTTATGCAACAGCATCGCTGTCTAATTTTAGAGTAGGAACAGGTACTTTAACCAGTGCAGATGATGTAGCTAGAGTTAAAGATTTTCAGGCAAATGACCACGCTACACTACTTAGTGCTCAGAGCAATGATGGCGCTACACTTGCCACTGCACGTGGCAATGACCACTCAACGCTACTCAGCGCTCAGAGCAATGACGGCGCTACATTACTTAGCGCTCAATCTAATGACGGCGCTACACTCGCTACCGCACGTGGCAACGACCACTCAACGCTACTTAGCGCTCAGAGCAATGATGGCGCTACATTACTTAGCGCTCAATCAAATGACGGCGCTACACTCGCTACTGCACGTGGCAACGACCACTCAACGCTACTTAGCGCTCAATCTAATGACGGCGCTACACTTCTTACAGCACTTAGCAACGACCACTCAACGTTACTTAGCGCTCAGAGCAATGATGGCGCTACACTCGCTACTGCACGTGGCAATGACCACTCAACGCTACTTAGCGCTCAGGCGAATGATTTTAATACTTTTACAAGTTTAGACGCAGCTAAAGTATCTAAAACTGGCGACACAATGACTGGAGAACTTACTCTCTCTGGTCCACCTACAAGCTCTTCTAATGCTGCTACTAAAGCCTATGTAGATGGAGCTCTAGGTTTAAATTTACAACCCCGTTTTAACACTAATACAACTTCTGGCACTAGTAATTGTTTTTTTGTTAGAGTAAGTGCAAATAGTCCTGCTAGTATAAGTCATGTATATAGTTCTTTAAACGGAGTGGACCAAATTAACGGAACAGATTTTATATATAATTCAAGTAATGATACTATTCAATTTACAGATAATTCTGTGCCATCCGGTCTTTCCGTATTAATTAGAGCCTTTACTAATTAATAAATTTAACTTTGCCACTTTGTTATTAGTGTTATATCATACTAAAAAAGGAGTAAGAAGTGCCTCTTAAAAAAGGAAGTTCTCAAAAAACTATTAGTCGTAACATCTCTTATACCATGAAAAAATATCCAGACATGAGTCAGAAACAAGCTGTTGCTATTGCGCTATCAACTGCAAATAAAACTAAAAAGGTAAAAAAATGAAAAAAGCAGAAGAAGAATATGATTATGAAGGAGAGATGGCTAAAACTACGTTGAAAAAGCTTATTGTATTTTCACGAGAACTTCTTCCTATGATTAAAGATGATCAACAACTACCTGCTTGGTTACAAGATAAATTTTCTAAACTAGATTACTATATAAATTCGGTTTATAGTTATATGAAATTTTCAGAAAATGGACCTGAAAAATACAGTGAAGAAACTGATGAATCTAATTTACCAGAAGCAAGTCAGATGGAATTAAAAATTGACCTGGAGGATAATTTAAAAAAATGAGTATAGTTCCGCCTTTTCTACAAGAAAGTTCAAACATAAGGAGATTAAAAATGGCAAAAGGAGCCAAAAAAGATACAATGAAAAAAGAAGCGGGTCTAACCGCAAAACAGAAAAAGCTTCCACCTGCTCTTCAAGCGGCTATTTTAAAAAAGCAAGGAAAAGCTAAATAAGGAGATAATATGGCAATGAATAATGAGACTAGCGGTAAGCCAGTTCCGGTAAAATACAAAGATGCACCTATGGGTGGATCTGAACTTAACAGTACAAAACCCGGTAGTGGCGGCGCTGCCGGAGCGGGTAAATACAGTTTAAAAAATCCAGAAGCTCACTATAATGTATCTGGCGGACCAACTTTAGGATTTCCTATGGGAGGGCCAGAAGAAGATGCTTCTACTAAAACTGGTAAGGTTTTGAAAAAAATTACCGTTCCTAATATGGCACCAAATAATAGCGCGAGAAATTAACCGTGATTAAGCCTACAGGATCAGGTAGAATAATGGTTATTCGTAGTAAGTACGGAGACGTCACAGGTCAAGATATTGATGAAGCTGATGACATTTTAAAGCCATCTTACAACGGTATTAACGCAGGTGCAAAAATTGACAAATCTAGAAGAAAATTAGACTATGGACAGGAAAAACCTGTAAATAGTTCAAAGTGATTTAACTACATTTTTTAAACTTAAATAGTTAAAACCCCAGTTTATCCTGGGGTTTTTTCTTGCATTATTGGAAAAATATCTGATATAACTTTAGCACATTCTTTTGCTATGCTAGCGTGTTCTTTTTGAGTTCCATTATCGCTACGTAGTTCTATATAATGAACCCAGCTACGTAGACTACCGTTCATATAGAGGACCGTTTTAGTTATACCTTCTGGTAATATAGCTCTAGCCTGCTCTTTAGCAATTCCATTGTTGATAGCCCACTTATAGTACTGACTAGTCATCCACGCTACACTACGTTGATATTCTTGCCAGGCTTGATCTATGTCTTTTTGTTTCTGGTCTGATAGATCTATTTCAATAGATTTTTGTCTATTTTTAGGGTCTTGAAATCTAGTTTCTCTAAACTCAAACATTTCTCCCATCTCGCTAGGGTTAGCATACCGTTGAGAGAACTCTTGAAAGGCAAAAGATCTATGCCTAATTATTTGATGAGCAATGTCACGAGTAGTCTTAATTTCAAGACACACATTAACCATCTCTAAGGGTGACCAATGCTTGTGCTTAATAAGATATTTTATTAACTTTTCAGAAGTTTCTGTATTAAACTGATTTGCTGGATTTGATACCCTGGCACAATATGCTACTAGCTCTTGTGCGTCTATAATACCTTGATTATATAGATCTTCCGTAGGCTTGGAATAGCTTATAAGTTTTACTTGCATTAAAAATTTAGCCACCTTTTCATTCTTATATTAAAGTCTTGTAAACATTTAATTAAATAAAATACACTAGTGGTATAGATAATACCCATTAGTAGGTAAAAATATTCTGAATAGAAAATGTATATGCAAACTACAAATAAATTTATTATCGATAGTAAAATCCAACTAATGTAACGATTAATATATTCCAGAACTACCAAAACCGCCTCTTTCTGTTTTTTCTACACTTCCATAATAAAAATTAACCTCTGGAACTGGTCTTACGCAGATCTGTGCTATTCTGTCCCCAGGATTAATATGGACATCTTTAGTACCGTTATTGAATAGGATAACCTGCACTTCTTGTCTATAGAGATAGTCTATGGTCCCAGGACTGTTTAAGACAAATACGCCCTGTTTTGCAGCTAGACCACTTCTAGAGCGAACCTGTATTTCCCAGAACGGATCATTTAAGATCTGAAACTTTAAGCCAGTAGGGATCATCTTGTAGGTTTTAGCAAAAATAATTATAGGCTCGAGAATAGCAGCTCTTACGTCATACCCAGCATCATGTTCATACGCTGTAACGATATCCCAAGAAATATTTAATCTTTGTTCTAGAATAAGAGCTTTTTCTGTTTTTTCTACTTTAATTTTAACTATTGAATGTGCAAATGACATTTAATTCCTCTAAAGTAACATCCTCTCCTTTACCAGAAAGTATTGCTTCTTCATTATACTTAATTAAATTAATGAGTCTCTCATTACGAATGAGAGTTTCTTTTCCTGCGTTAAGATTTTGAATATATTTAGAACGACTTTTAATAGGTAATGACTCAAGTAATCCCGTAAAAGTTTTGTATTCTTTAGCAAGAGCTGTAGCACGTTTTTCTCCAATGCCCTCGATACCTATGATGTTATCTCCATCATCTCCAGAAATAATTCTAGAAATCATATATTCTTTGGGAGTTACTGATAATTTTTCATACAAAGAATCTATCGTAATCTCTTTTCTAGAAAATATATTAAATATACTTACGTTTTTATCTAAAAGTTGATAGATATCTCTGTCGCTGGAGATAATCCAAATATGATCTGACGAGTTTCTATTTTTTAGAACTGCATAGGTAATTAAATCGTCTGCTTCTATACCACGAAATTTAGCTATAGCAAACGGTAACGTATCTGCTATGTCATTTAAACAAGCAAAAAATTGATCATAATGTTCTTTTTCTTTTTCGTCTTGTGGTTTTTTACGAGTAGCTTTATATTCTGGATAAAAATTAGTTCTATAATAGCTTTTACCATAATCAAAAGCTACAAGTATGTCTTTACAGCCATAGCTTTTAGCTAAACTTTCTATGGTCCTAATATAATCATCTTTGAAATTATTGTAATTTCTACGTTGTAGGTATCTATAGCCTAGATTGTTGCCGTCACAGACTAATATACTTTTACCTCCTACAACTGGTTTTTGTGGAATATAGCTTTCAAGTTCTGAAAGATCATTCCAGCCTTTTGTATCTTGTTCTATCATAATTTTATTATATCTTATCTAGATGTCGCAGTCAAGAAGCTTTAATAAGTTTAAACTTCTCTATCCAATCAGATAATAAAGCCATTTTAAATCTATAACCAAATACTTTATATTCCACTTGGTGTTCTAAGTCTAAATCTGTGTCCCAGAGTATAAAATCTTTACTTCTATTCCATCGAAATATAACTATTGGTTTTTTATTCATAGTTTGTGCTTCGTCTAAGGCCTGTTTCCAGAACTCTAATACATCTGTGCTTTTAGCAGTTAACAAATTATTAAATTCTAACTCAGAGTAATGTTTACACTCTATAACGTATTCAAAACCTTTAGTGTCTGAAGGAACCCAAAGATCTCCTCTAAGATAGGATATACTCCCACTCAAAGGGGTTCTTTCAAATTTTATATTTAATTCTTTTGTTAATATATCTTTTATTTTTGTTTCAAAGGCTGATCCTTTGAGTTTGCTTTTGCTAGCCACCTCATAAGGTCTCTCTTTCTGTTACTGCGCTGGTAAATTTAACTTTATTAAGTCCATATATCCTCCGATTAATTTGTTATTAATAACTATAATCGGTACAGTATTCATGTTATATAATTCTTTAATTTCTATTAGTTGAGATATAGATATATCTTTTAATACATCTATATAGGTATAGCTAATATTTTTTTCATCTAACCATGTTTTTGTTTTTACACAAAAAGTACAATTCTGTTTGCCATACACTTGTATTTTCATATTAGACACACATCACCATCGCAGAATTTGTTAGCATCGGCATTATCGCCTTCTTTAGTTAGACTTTCAAAATTAATATCTTTAATAGTTTTAGCATAGGCTTCTACTTCTTCTCTAGGTGCAGAAGTGTATGGAGCCTGTGCATATCCGTGATCTGACACAGGTAATAGCGATACACCTTTTAGCCTGTTATCAAAAGCAGACAGAGCTCTAGCAATCTGTGAAGCCTCTGTCTGGTTAAAAGTAATGGTAATAGATACTTGATTATCAGCCCAGTAGTGTTGCATATCTATCGCATTTGCAAATTGTTCCCAAATAGAAATATTCTTATTAGAGATGGTGCCTTCTAAGAGAAGTACCGGAAAGTACACTACTACAGTTCTAGTAGGGTCTGATACTGCGGGTTCAATTCTATAGCCTGCCTCTTTTAAGAGGGGTACAAATGGTGAATTTGCAGCTACGCGTACGGTTCTAAAATAGCTTTCGCTCTCTGCATAGTGAATACCTGGGAGCTCTCCAGCTACTAGTGATACAGTACCGCTAGGTTTTACAGAGGTAGACTTAATACTTTTGGGAACACCTAGCCACTCTGCATATTTCTGATCTACATATTGAATATAAGTATAGGCTCTGTCACAGAATTGATCAAAATATTTATGCCTACCAAATTTTAACATAGCTGTCTGAATACCGCTTTGAGAACAACCGATTCTACGATTACGTGTAATAACAGCGTTGGTTTCTGACCAATGAGTAGCCACTAGTGTAACTGTTTTAGCATACATATAGGAAAATTTTAAGGTTCTTTGAAAATCCCAATAATCTTTGTGTTTTGCCGGAAAATTTTCTACTAAGCAGCAGAGTTCGTAAGGTTCGAGACTCTGTTCTAAGCAGGGATTACCTCCACGTACTCTATAGTCTTTATTATTAATACCATCTTTCATGCGACCGTATTTTTGCATGTTGTCTAACCAAGCAAAACCAGGCTCACCATTAACAGCTATGTTTTTAGCAACGTCTGTATAGTCCATTCCCACGTAGGCAAAAAGAGAATTATTTGAAGCCCATCTCCAGCCTCCAAACTTGTAAGACCACTCATAGTTTGCATATTTTTTCGCAATTTCTCCACGAGCATTCCAATCGCTGTTATAGTTATTATAGTCGTCTTTTGACAAAGCTAGCAGCTCTGGAGGAGCGATGCTACCAGTTTCTACACCATACTTATCCCAACGTTTCATTTCAATGAAATCTTGGTCGTCTGGTTCTGCAAACGCAATTTCTGCGGTACGACGAACATTACCTGCTACTACAATTTTTCCGATAAGATTCATAATGTCAACTATATCGGTGGAAGATAGTGAGTTTTCTTCACTCATAGCACGTTTTTCTAAAACATCACGAATACCATAAAATCCTTGCTCAAGAGGTTCTGGACCAGAAGCAACTCCTCCAAATCCAGCTATAGGTTCTCCATAAGCACGTACTAGAGAAGTATTAATCTCCACAGGACGAGAATTAGGTTCTAAATATGAGTCTATGAGACACGAAATAACCTCTACCCAACCCTCGCGAGAATCTTCTACAACTACGGTCTCGGATTCTCCAACAGGAATAGTTACCGAAACCTTATCTGCACCTTTAGTATCAAATCCTACCCCGACACCAACCATGGACATGTCCATTAAAAATGCAAAAGGCTTAGATAACTCGGACTCAATATTTTCAGTGGTGACAAAAGCACAGTTGTTGAGACAGGCTCCGCCTTTTTCCCAAACAAACGGAGTCCCCATCATCCATAAACCTCGACCAGGCGGTAACCATTTAAATTCAAACATACGAATCGCGGCTTCTTCGGCATGTTTTGTTGCTTTAGCTTTATCCCAAGGAATATGAGATAATTTAGCGTGAGTTTTAAGAATAGTAAACATGCCCTCAATTACTCTAATCACGCAGTCTGCCCAGGTTTCCATGGCACCGTTTTCTTTTTTCCTAGAGTACGTCCTATAAAAAGTAAAAGCAGAAAGACCACCAAAACCCCATTGTTCTGGCAACTCTCTTAATTTTTGTTTGAATGAGTTATTAAATTGAAAAAGTTGTGGCTTTGTGCCTGGTGCAATCATATTATTCTCCTATTTTAGATATATTGTTTCTTTTAGCTATATGAATTTTTTCTATGAGTGGATGCTCGAAATCGTGTGAGATAAAAAATGTATTAGCATCTTCTTGCATTAGAATATCTACCAATCTTTCTTTACCTGCGGCATCTAAGACTCCAGTTATCTCGTCTAAAAATAAGATATTTATCTTACTGCCGCCAATTTTAGATAAAATATTTCTTATGGCGAGCAGGATAGAGGTTTGAATTCTACCAAATTCGCCACCGGACACTGTTTCTATGGGCGTCTCTTTACCGTTATTAGCAACAACGATATTAAGTTTTTCGCCGTTGAGTCTGAAGATAATCTGGAACTGACCATCACTTAACTCAGCAAGATAGTGGTTAATAGTGGTCTCTAATTGTTTAGTAAGATTTTCTAGCTTAAAAGCAACAATACCTGAAGTAGAAAACGCTTTTTTAAGAATGTTCAAGTGATTAATCTTTAATTTAAGATTTATTATATCTTTTTCTAGTAACTCTTGTCTAGCTAAAAAATCTCTACGTTGCTCTACTAGGGTTTCTACTCTAGTATTATGAATATGGACCTGTTCATTATGACGAGTGGAGATTTCTATGGATTCTTGTAAATTTTTAAGTTTTTGTGTTATATCATCGTGTTCAGTTTTAATAGCGGTGTAGTCTGGATAGGTCGTGGGCATAGAGATGTCTACTAGTTGGGAGAGCTGTTCAAATCTTTCAATAGAACGTTGATTATTACTCCACTCTTGATACTGTTGTCTCTCTACCGACTCCGTGCTCTTATAACTAGCTATCTGTTCAGCCAGAACTGTTTGCTCTCTGGTTAGTTTACCTATGTCAAGATCTAGTTGATTTTTTAACTCTACGGCTTTAGAGTTATCTATGTGTTGTCCACAGGCGTGACAAGAACTACTAGTGTCAATGCTCATCTTGTTCTTATTAAGAGTAGAGAGTATTTGAGCATTGATGGAGCTTTGAGTTACAGCTTGCTTAATCATATCAGCGAGTCCTACTGTTTGACTAGGTCTACCCATACCCATATCAAACTTTAAACTATCTCGCTCACGAATAAGCATAAGATTTTTATCTATTTTAAGACATTGCTTATTAAAGTCGTCTAGTTGTACTTTTAGATGTGCTCTGCGAGTCTCTGCCTGGTGATCGTATGGAGGAATGTCTTTTAGTGTTTTCTTAGGCTGAATCACCGTGCTATCTAAAAACCGCTTAACTCCTGATAGATCTCCTTGTAGAGCAGCATGATCCTGTTCAACATCAGTTAGTTTAATTTTTAAGATATCGCCAATCTCTAAATATCTCTCTAGACCAAATAGTGTAATCAAGAACCGCTTGCGATTAGTGTCTGTAGCCTTGATAAAATCTAAGAGATCTGTGCTGCTCTGATAGGTAAGTTGAGAAAATACCTCAAAACTCATCCCAAGAATCTGTTGAAGTTTCTTATAGGTATCAGGAATCTTGTGTTCAGAGATATCTTTTCCGTTTTTTAAGAGTTTGATCTTACTTGCATCTCCTATACGATCCACAGTAAGGTCATAGAGGTCACGGTCTACAATAAAACTAAGGTGACCTGTCCAACCTTTAGACCCTGTATATCGGTTGAGAATATCACCTTTCTTGATGCCTTTTACGTTTTTACTATAGAGCAGTTCTTGAAGAATCAAAGATATACTAGTCTTGCCATTGCCGTTTACTCCCGAGAGTTGAGAGATCTTGTTTTTCTCTAGGTTTAAAGTGTTGTCGCGCCCATAACTAAACATATTAGACCATGAGAGACTTCTTAGTTGAATATTCATGTGATTCCTAGTCCTTTCCAAGTCTGAGAGATACCTTCAACATCTTCTACTCTTTGATGACGAAGATATATCTCTATCTCTTCTACTAATGAGAGTCCTGAGAGATCTAAGGCGCTAGCCTCATCTGCGCGATGAGCAATTTTTTTATCTAGCAGCACAGATCCCTCTACTCGTGCCAGCTCGTCTACGCTACCTACTACTTCATAGATTACGTGATTGCGAATCTCTTCTACCATCTCTTCACCTGTCTTAATTCTACGTCTAACTAGTCTAGGTAAATCAAGAGGAACAAACGTTACCTTGTAGTTGTCTAGCGTGCCCTCTACTAGGTTAACACCATATTCACGACTTTCATCGCGATCAAAACTTACTCCCATAGGGCTCCCTGGATAGTAGAGAGGATAGTCTCGATAACGATGATTATGGTGTAAGTCTCCGCAGAGAACTAGCTTCCAAGGACGCAGACGTTCAAAATCATACTCAGCAGTGATATGCGGAGGCACCTCTCCTCTGATGTGTGTAACAAGGATGTGACCCGGTATAGGACGGGGCAGGTTATCTTTTTGCATCTCTCCATAAGGAAAAAACTGCAGATCGACTCCCTCTAAACTTCTGCAAGCGTTGTAACAGATAATCTCTACTAGAGGGTTGTTAATCTTGTAGTCTCCAGTAAAGTGTTTTAAGAACGACTCACCTCTAGAAGTAGCCTCATGATTACCAGGAATAATGAAGGTCGGAATCTGTACTCTATGGATATAGGATAGAAAAAGAGCTACTTCATCAGGTTCTGGTTTCTTATCAAATACATCTCCCGCAATAACGTGAACTGTGCAATTTTTTTCTAACTCTAAGAGACGGTCGAAAAACTCTTGAAACCTACGATTTTGCCACTCCCAGGGTACTTTTTTCTTATGTAAAAGTATATGCCAATCTGCACTGTGTAAGATTTTAAACATGGTAATCCTTTAAACTATATGCTATTATAAGTACGTATTCGTAGTTGCACATATGTGAAAGGCGATTTACTATATGGCACATACGCTTACTGCCTGCAATGGAATTGCTCCACGCAGGCAGATGCAACAACGTGTCTCGTAGAGACATAACGTGAACGTGGGCTTATTGTCCCTCGCGTTTACCGAATAAACGGCTCACATCTCCAGGAAAAGTGAAAGCCCCAACATGACTTAGTCTAGTATTTGGATCTAGCCATATCTTTCCACCAATTTTTTGCCACCTGCGACAAAAAGTATAATCTTCTGATAGATATCTATTGTCATCTGGATCTATCCAAGTATCGAACAGAGCATAACAGTGAGGATTAAATTTAGGATCTATCGAGCTATCATTTTTATAATGTAATTCTGGATAGGCTTGAATCATCTTTTCAAATACTACTCTCTGTACAAGAAAAAATCCTGTAGATGCGTCCATCACTTCTATAGCACCGTTTTCTACGTTTAATTCTTTAGTTCTTGGATCTTTGAATTTAAGATTAATTGCATACTGAGCACTGTACTTTGAAATATCATCTTTTCCTTCTATTGCGGCTTTTTTAACACCATCCCAATCAATTGTTTTTTTAGGATAAGCTGAAGCAATTAGAGGCTTGTTCATAGCCAGCATTCTGAGCACAGACTCTGGTTCAAACTCAATATCTGCATCGATGAACATTAGGTGAGTGCAATCACTCTCTAAAAACATTGCGGTTAAGATATTTCTTGCTCTAGTCACTAGACTTTCATTTCTAAGAGTGGTAATTCTATAATTAATCTTATAATGATTCAGTGTTTGTGTAAGTCTAAACATAGACAGAAAAAATTGATCAGTTAGCATTCCGCCATAACAAGGTGTTGCAAAAAATATGTTATATTTTTTTAACTCTTCAACACTTATATTTATTTGACCTGGCTTACTAGGTTCCGGTGATGAGTTTGGATTTGGGGCAGGGACCATTTCAGCTAGTTTTGAAACTTTTCCCATTATTTAAGATCCTCTACTTCTTCTGGCGATAGAGAGGAATCAGTTAAAGTACTAAATAACATTGTATTATCTAGTAACCACTTCTTTTGCTCTTCGTATGTTGGACGCTTATACATCTTTGAAACTTCATATAGTTCAAGAGCACGCTCTTCAGCACTTAGCGCCTTACTGGTTCTAGCAGGAACGCAAGTATACTTAACGTTCTGAGGAAGAGGTCCAGTCTTTTCCTTCTTAATAGTGATATCGTAACCCTTTTCTAAATCAGCAGGGTTACCGTATTCTGGATTACGAGCATAATCTACAATTTGTTTGTAAACAGTTGCTTTAACATCAAATAATTTAATTTTACCATCTGTTCTATCTAGAACGTTGCACACATATGCAAATTGTGGTTTTTCCGAATAAACTTCAGCAGGAAGTTCTTTCATCGGATCTCTCGCATTACTGTCAAAAGACTCTGTTTGACGATTAAATTGCAGACACTCTACAGGCATTTTCTTGCCTTCTTTAGTAATCACCCAGTAGACGTAACGAGGAAGAACCTCTCCTACAAATCTAACTTTTGTATCGCCAGCTAGTGTTAGTCTTTCTATTACTTTTTTATCTGTTTTTGTGTTTGTTTTAGCCTGATCCCATGCTACCATTTGTTATCTCCTTTTGATTATGTTAGTTGAAATATATGTAAGTTCTGGTTTGAACCATAGTTTTTTGTCTTTATTGTTTAGATAAGGATTATCCCAATACTTATTATCAATATAATAATTAGGAATATATAGATTTTTGTTGTTTATGGATCGTTGACTCAGTGCATAGATATATACCATTTTATTATATACAGATTGTTTATCTGTTAACCAGTCGCTATTAATAAAGTAGCACTGTGGCTCTTTAGTTACGTATTTATTTAGTAAACCAAAAGCACTCTTAACTATAAAACCTTTTCTATATATAACTTGTGGTACGTAATCAATATTAAGTCTAGAGAGTAGTGAACTCTCTGAAGAACTTATAACTGAATTATATCCTTTACTTAGAGCATATGTCAAAGTGATTATACCTTCAAATAGATTATCACTCCCCGATTTTAACTCGTACCAGTTAAATAGATTCAATTAGTTTAAATCCTTTAGCAAGATACCATTGAACTCTCTTCGATTGCTGAGCGTTTACAATGTGTCCCCGAAGCCAAAAGTCTACTATTAGTGGATCTTTTTTATCCGGGTGTAGCCTAATAATTCTACCTACTCTCTGCTCTAGTTTAATAGGGTTATTATTAGGACAAGTTAAAAATATAGTATCTAGACGATGACAACTAATACCTTCATCGAATATTTTAGTAGTAAGAATTGCTTTTACGTTTTTTCCTACATCATTTAAAATTTTATCTCGTTCTGTTTGTGGCGTCTCACCGATTAAAAGTTTACTTTCCGGTATTAGTTTTAGTAGTTCTTTTAACATAGATACTCGTTCTGAAAGTATTAACAGACATCTTCCTTCAGATATTTTATTTTTTGCTTTATCAGCTATTAGGTTTAAATACTTAGTATTTTCTCCTAGTTCTGACAACTTAGAAGTCCAATCTCTATTGATATTAAATATCATAAATGGAATATCTGTTCTTACTATCTCAAAGTGACAATCTGCTAATTTTCTGCTATCTTTTGCTACTACAGTCTTGTCTCCAAAATAATCTGGTAAAACTAGGTGATGCCCATCTTTTCTAGCTGGAGTAGCTGTAATTGCTATTTTATACTTAGAGTTTATATTATTTACAGTTTCAGAAAAAGTCTCTGCAGGACATAGATGTGCTTCGTCTACTATAACTAGAGAAAATTCATTCTTTATAGTATCTATATTATTATTGGCACTCTTATATATAGCTACTGTGATAGGTTTTAAATTGAACTTACCATCACCTATCATTCCGATCTCTTGATTAGGTATAAGTTTTTTTAACTCATCTATCCATTGATAGAATAGTAGCTTAGTGTGTACTATAACAATAGTTGTTAGACTTGCTTCAGCTATTAGGCTACAAGCTGCGAAGGTTTTACCCCATCCGCAAGGCGCTTGTAATAGACCAGAACTAAGACCTCTCTGTCCTACTCCATTTGGAAAAAAAGGCCTGATAGCTTCAAGCTGTTCAGGTCTTAATTTACCGTTAAATTCTAGAAGAGGATCTATTTCTTTTTTTATACGATTATCTACTAATTCTTCAATATTCAGTTTAAAGATAGAATTACTTGGAACTAAATAGATATCCTCTATTTGCTCTATTGATGAGAAAAACTCGTCTCCGTAGTTATACAGATACAAAGATTCAAAATCATTTATATCCTCTATATCATCTTTATGTATGACTAACTTTTCATTTATAAGAGCTTTTTTTATTTTCATATTGATATGTACTCACTAATTTTTGTGTCGTAGGTAACTTTATACAAAACCCACTCATTATCTATATATACTAACAATATTCTTAGCACTTCAAAGTCTGCACTTTCAAGGTTTATTGTTTTATCTATAAGTATTGGATAACTTACTGAGTTTACCCAGATTAATCCATTTTTTACTTTTCGTATCTTTACTAGTTTTGTTTTATATCTTTCTGTATTAATCAGATCAAATACTTTTCCAGTAGAGTCTACGCCCCAACAGCTTTTAGAATTTAAGAGTTCTGTCAAATTACGACAAGTATATTCGAAAAATAATCTATTATCTAAAGAAGCAATCCTATCAAGATAAGAAAAGTTTTTTGTTTTTTCTGTAGCTATGTCTAGGATTGTATCTTTACTATGTGATGTTAGTTTAATTAAAATCTTATCTTTTTTATATAAAACTTTATAAGGGTTGTGTTTCCTTCCGAAAAAAGGAAACACAATCTCCTTAAATTTTGAATGAATCAAGTTCTCCCCAGCTTGGACCTACTTCGAAATCTACATCAATTGGACAGTTAGGAATACTAATGCCTCTATCTTTTTGAATAAAGTTACGCATATTAGTCGCCCATAGATTTACTAGATCTTCTCGTACCTCAGCAACAATCGAGTCGTGAACTACTGTAAATGGGATAATATCCTTAGTGTAGTTATTATCAACTATCCACTTCATAGCATCTACTAGACCTAATAGATTGATGTCAGATGCTACACTTTGAACTAAAAAGTTCACACCTGATCTGATAGCATGACCTGCTACTCCTCTATTAGGCGATTTACTTTCAGGAAGCCTACGTTTTCTTCCAAAAAAACTATAGATGTAAGCGTTAACTGCTATAAAATCGTTAGCTTGGTCTATCCAAATCTTTAGTTTGTTAGCTTCGCCAAAGTATTTATTAATAAAGATTTTTGCTTCTTGATAAGTTACATTAGCTGTTTCTGAAATTTTACCAGGACCTGCTTGATACATAATACCAAAAGTAATAGCTTTTGCCCACTGTCTGTTATCAGGATAAAACTTTTTAACCTCTTCTACAGCACAAGGAAGGTTAAATATTTGTTTTGCGATATAGGAATGGAAGTCTACTTTCTCAATGAACGCTTTCTGTAAGAACTCGTCCTTACTTAAGACTGCTGCATAATAGACTTCAGCAGTTTTTAAATCTCCTTGAACAATCTTAAAGCCTGGACGAGCTTTGAACATTTTCTTAATGTCTTTATTATCTCTAGGAATATTCTGATAATTGATTACTCCAGAGCTTGATAAACGACCGCTAGTGGTCCCATGAATATTGAAACCGCTACGTAGTCTTCCGTCTGTATTTAGTCCCGAGATAATACCACCAAGATAGGTGTCTTGAATCTTACGCTTTTTTCTAAGATCTAAAATCAAAGTAGCAAGTGGGTGATCTAGTTCTTCTAGAACCTCTTTATCTGTAGACCAAGCTCCAGAGTCAGTTTTCTTGACTGGTTTTAGTCTTAGTATTTCAAAAAACAACTGACGAAGTTGCATAGTACTATTAGGATTGAAACTCTTTTCATAGAGTCTTTCAAACCTAGCTACTGCTTCATCTTGATAAATTTGCTTCAAAGTAGTATCAATTTCTACTTGATAGTTATCTACAAGTGTTTTAGCAAACTCTGTATTAATAGGCCCACCGTTTTCCTCCAAAGTCATCAGAGAAATGCTTGCGGGCAGCAGAATAGTTTCATATAGGACTTTGAACTTTGGGTTCTTATCTACTAAAGGCTTAAATTTCTTATAGAGTTGAAAAGATGCATCTGCATCCTTACAAGCATAAGGAGATAGAATATCTAGAGGTAACATTCCATAGTTAAAATCCTCTAGCTTAATCTTACTTTTTCTACAAAAAGCTTTCTTATACTCATCGAGATCGCGTTCATAATCTCCTAAGTCTGTATACTTAAGAGCTAGTGACTTTAGACCGTGCGTTCCTACAGCTTCTTCTAGGCAATAATGTAGTAGCATTGTATCTTCGAAATTTGGGAATTCCCATTCAAAATGATACTTCAAAAATTGTTGATCGA